ATGACCCGTCCGGTAGTGGCCAGCATCGACCTGCTGGCCTTGCGGCAGAATTTACAGATAGTGCGTCGCGCGGCCCCCGGGTCGCGCCTGTGGGCGGTGGTCAAGGCCAACGCCTACGGCCACGGCGTGGCGCGCGTATGGAGTGCGTTAAGCGCGGCGGATGGTTTCGCCTTGCTCAACCTGGAAGAGGCGATCCTGCTGCGCGAGCAGGGCTGGAAAGGCCCGATCCTGCTGCTGGAGGGCTTCTTCCATGCCGATGAGCTGGCGGTGCTGGATCAATATCGTTTAACCACCAGCGTCCACAGCAACTGGCAGATTAAGGCCCTGCAGCAGGCGAAGCTGCGCGCGCCGCTGGATATCTATCTCAAGGTGAACAGCGGCATGAACCGGCTGGGCTTTATGCCTGAGCGGGTCCACACCGTCTGGCAGCAGCTGCGGGCGATAAGCAACGTCGGCGAGATGACGCTGATGTCGCACTTCGCGGAGGCGGAGAACCCGCAGGGAATTGTCGAGCCGATGCGCCGTATCGAACAGGCGGCGGAGGGGCTGGATTGCCCGCGCTCGCTGGCCAACTCGGCGGCGACCCTCTGGCATCCGGAAGCGCATTTTGACTGGGTTCGTCCAGGCATCGTGCTGTATGGCGCGTCGCCTTCCGGGCAGTGGCAGGACATCGCCAACACCGGGCTGAAGCCGGTGATGACGCTGCGCAGCGAGATTATCGGCGTGCAGAACCTGCGCCCCGGCGAGGCGATTGGCTATGGCGGCCTGTACCGCACCACCCAGGAGCAGCGGATCGGCATCGTCGCCTGCGGCTATGCCGATGGCTATCCGCGGGTGGCGCCGAGCGGCACGCCGGTGCTGGTGGATGGCGTACGCACCACCACCGTTGGACGCGTATCGATGGATATGCTGGCGGTCGATTTAACGCCTTGTCCGCAGGCCGGGATCGGCGCGCCGGTCGAGCTGTGGGGCAAAGAGATTAAAATCGACGACGTGGCGGCCAGCAGCGGCACCGTCGGCTATGAGCTGATGTGCGCCCTGGCGCCGCGGGTGCCAGTTGTGACCCTGTAACCTATTCCGGGGCGGATCACTCCGCCGAACACATATATCAGTATTTCAATAAGTTACTGAAATACTGGCTTTTAGATAACCTATAACTACCTATCAAAACCCACCCTAACTCAGCGGGTGTGGACACTTTGTGGATCATTATTTAGATGCACTTGTCCATAATTCATTGAGTTGACGGCAACAGGAAAACTGACCGATTGAGGTATTTTTGGTTATAACAGAATCCAGATTGTAGTCGGCATCATTTCTTGCTTTCCTCATAACTTTGAGTAGGCGAGAAATCTCCTTGAGTGTTGATTCATTATAACCCTCATGTTTTGCGCATTCGCTTGTGGAAAGATAGTTTATTAAACCAGCATGATGGCTTGAATTGAAGTTAGGTAAGCTATCTAAAAGCGATAGACTCTTGTGATATACCGCATAATATGAACGCGATATGGCATTACGGTAATCAATCTCACTACCACTATTGAAACTATTTATAGTAGAATTTAGAAAATTGTTTTCATTTACGGGCATGATTATACTCCCAAGGAATCTTACGACCAATAGTGAATTGAGGTTCAAGGTCATAATCAATTGAATAATTTTGTGCTATTTGTTTTCTGATTAAGTGTAATTCCATTTTTGCTACAAGGTCAGGGTCTGTAGATTTTACTTCTATAAAACAACCTGCTGTTTGGTCAGGAAATAATCTTACATCCACATAACGATAACCCACATTAAACTCATCAAGAACGCTGAAAGCCAGGTACATAGATTCTTTAAAACGTTCAGGAGTTGTAGCCCCCACGTCATAAGCTTTTGAGAGTTGTTCGAGGTGAAACGACATTGCATATTCTGCTTGTTTTATTTTTTCTTCATCGTTCATCATCTGTATATATTTCCTGAGCATTAATGAAGATTTATTTATATCTCCAATTATATAATAATTATAAGCAGACATCCAGGTGAGGAATAAATCATTAAAATGCTCCGGGCATGACAAACCATGATTTAGTAGTCTTACATTCTCATGTAGATAGAACATTGTGGAGCCATAAGACATATGGGCTCTGTAAGTTTTATCTGAAGGGAGAGAGTCGAATAATGTTAAAGACTCTTGTTTTTTGCCAGATAGAGCCGCTGCCATTCCAGTTATACAAATTGAATTTTCATCATTACTTGGAAATTCGCGCTTAATTTTATGGTATTCGAATTCGCTGATACCTCCTTCAGAAAACATAATCTCAATAAATTTATTGTAGTATTCGTTCGTCTTCGTCTGCGGCGTTGCCATGTGTTAGTTCTCCAGAGGATTAAACCGCACCGCATCTTGGAGATAATCTGGTGCAAGATGCGCGTAAACCATTGTTTGCTGTATGTTCGAATGACCGAGTATTTTTTGCAGGGTCAGAATATTGCCGCCGTTCATCATGAAATGGCTGGCGAAGGTATGCCGAAGAACGTGAACCCCTTGGCCGTCCGGCAGGTCCGGAGCCACCTGCTTTATCGTCCGGCGCAGCAGCTCGTAATCCACGTCCGCAAAAATATCGCCCGTTCCCCGCTCGCACAGCTCATTAAACAGCGTATTACTAACAGGCACGGTTCTGTTTTTGCTGTTCTTGGTGTTAATGAACATCGCTTTTGAATGAGCAAGATGTGTTCGCCTTAGCTTAACGACCTCACCCCAGCGGGCGCCGGTCGCCAGACTTAATCGCGCCGCGAGGTTTTCCGGCTCGGGCAAGGCAGCCAGCAGCTGCTTAATCTGCGACTTCAGCAGATAACCCATTTCATGCGCGTGTACCTTGAGTGGCGAGACGCCTTTAAAGGGGTTTTCGTGGTGATAATTCCCGGTCTCAATGAGGGTACCGAACAGTGACGATAGCGTTTCCTGTTCGCGGTTCAGTGTCTTGGCCTTAATGCCGGCAGCGTAGCGACCAGCGCGATAATCAGCCCAGGTGCTTTTATTTACCTTGTCGGTGGTGGGATACCCCATAGCCTCATCAACACGCTCAAGCTTGCGGCGTGTGCTTTCACCAGACTTCATTGTTTGGCCTTTGATGCGCCACCACAGCTCAATGAGTTCGGAGAACGCGCGCTTATCGGGGGCTCTATCCAGCCAGCCTTTGCTGTGCTGCGACGATAAGATCCAGCGCTCATACTGTTGGGCTTCAGATTTGGTTGGGAATTTTTTGCGTATACGCCGGCCTTCACGACCCTGCGGACGCATATCAACCATATAGCCATCTTTAAGAGATTTAATACTCACCAGAAAATCCCCCTATCATGACAGATCCCACCCTTACCCCATCTTTCCATTATGTTTAAAGCAGTTAGCCAACCTTCTTCGCGCCTCGGCGGCTCGATGTGCTGTCTTGCCCATCAGGGGAGAGAGCCGGAGCTATCTGACCGGATGCTTCATTGGTTTCATCGCTCATTAGCCACAAGGTGTATTTTTTGAAGGACTCGTGAGTTGTGATTTTTCTCAGCGTAACTCCGCCAGGCTCCATTATCCCAACCTCATATTTCTTAATCGTGCTTATGGAAATACCTGTTAAATCGGCGAATTTTGCCTGACTTAAACCCTCCGCTTCCCTGATCAGCTTTAGTTTCTCACTTAGCTCGCTTGACATGGTTCATTCCTATGATCTAAAGTTGGTTCATGTTAATGAACCAATAAAACCCCAAACTACCCAAACAAGGCAGGATAACACATGGCAAGAAACGCAAGAAGAGCCACTACGCCACCTGAAATCAGGGATTTGCCGGGTGATTACCCATTTGGCGATCGTGTTTCTGAGTCCCTGGCCGACTACGCGAAGCGCACTGGCCTAACGCTGAAGGCAGTTCAACATCGCGCAGACGATGGCCGTTTACCGATCATTCAGGCGCGCCCACGAGCAAAGCGGGAAGTTAACCTGCTCGCCATCTACATGAACGCCCGCTACAAAGCCGAGCGCTTTGTTGAGTCAATGAACTAAAGGGGGTAGTCATGCAGAAAGGGAGTGGAATTACGCGCGATAACTTACCCAAGGTCACCTGGATAAATAAGCACGCCGGGATTTGTTGCGGCTTCACCATCCGCGTATTACCGCGCAGGGTAGGTAAGAAGCGTTATCAAATTATGAGAGATGGTGATTCTTTCGGAATTGACTTTGCTTTATCGGAAGCACGCAAAACGATAGATCGCATTATTACTAATCACCGCTTTATTAATCATTGGGAGAACGGGAAATGAAACGCCTTTATGCCGAGCAGATTAATAAAATGCTGGAAGATTATTATTTCAATCTGGAAAACAACCCGCAAGGCCGTGAGTCGCATTACGGTGTATTAGCCAGTGGCGTCCAGCATATTTATGGTGCCGCCTTCTGCATGAATGATGACGACGCACTTAGTGATCTGCGCCCGTTCGTTAGCGCGATCATGAATGGCGAGATACCGTCTCCAGCCGCGATAGAGCTTGCTGTATGAGTATCTTCAGCGAAGAGAGAACATCATGGGAACGTGAAATGCTGATCCGCGAGGCGATAGAAAACGCCGAGCAGGGTTTCACTGTCCACTTGAGAAATGGTGCGCGTATTACAGTCAGTTCTAACAGCCCGTCGATTGATATAATTATTTACGGTCTGGAGAAAACAATTCGCGGTAATCATGAGCGCGCCCGAATGACCTTTATTGATTATCTGTATTTTTGGCATGAAAGGTTATTCAAGCTGGCTAAAAGAAAACCGCGCCCCAACCACTAATTAACCAGCATTAAAAACAACGGCATTCATTTTGCCGGGGATTCGTTTTGCCTTTTTCAGGAGGTTACATGTCGGTTACGTCGATAAAGCTGGAAAGCGGAATAAGCGATCCAGAGTTCATGGGAATAAGCACCACCGCGCGCAAAGGCGAGCGCGCCCACTTACTCGGATTGCTGCGCATCCGCATGGGTCTGCTGAAAGAGCAATGCCTTACCCCCGAAGAGATTTATTCAGCACTTGAGCAGTGGATTGCCAACCACGAAACAATCACCAGCGAGGGAAGTAAACAATGAATAACGTCATGTTAGATATTCGCGTATTAGGAAAATCCCCTGATTCCCCCATTTTTGCCATCGAGTGCGCTTTCTTCGAGCCGTCCACCGGGAAGATTGGCCCAGGGTACTATCGCGCTGTTGATATCCGAACGGTAGGCGGTATTTACCCAGAAGCGGTCTTGCAGCTCATGAAAGGGGATTCGGTGCAGCGGGCCGAGGTCATTAACGCAACGTGCAGCGCGATCGATGCCGTTGCGGGGGCTTGTCGTTTTATCGCTTCAACGGCTTCAAAACACGAGAAACTATTTTGTTGGGCGGCGGGTGATTCGCTTAGTGTTGCAGCGCTGGCGCATGCTGTTTCCCGGTATGATTTGGAGCCACTCTTACCGCCATTTGAAGTCCGCAACCTCTCAACGTTAATCCATATCGCAGGCGTTACGGGCTACACCCCGCACCCGCGGCGATCCTCCGCAACCTACACACTGACCGATGCCGTCTATCGTGCCGAGCAGGCTTGCGAGATCTGGCAGCGCCTGACCTCCCCACATCTCGAAACGCTGTGAGGCCCGCTATGTTTCCGCGCCTCTCCGTTGTCTGTAGCGCGCCGCTGCCAGTCTGCACCAGGGCGCTTGCCGCCCTTAAATGCTTTGCTCGCGGCCAGCGAAATTACTCCCGCATAAAGCCTCATTTCTATCTCGTGATCCGCATTGGTCGCCGCTGGCGCTTGCTCAGTAAGAGCGGCGGCCAGCAGTGGCGACTCATGACCCACGAAACCTATAACCAGGAATACCGCAAATGATTAGATCACCCATCAAATGGGCGGGGGGTAAAACCCGCGTCATGCCTCAGTTGCTGAAGCACCTCCCGAAAGCCGATTGCCTGATAGAACCATTTGTAGGCAGTGGCACAGTTTTTATGAATACGGAATACCGCCGCTATGTGCTTTGTGACAGCAATCGCGCATTGATCAATTTCTTCCTCGCGCTCAGGGAAGACCCAGAAAGATTGATACTGATCGCCAGGAACGTATTCAGAAATGGCAATAACGAAGATAGCTATTACGAAGAGCGCAAGTTGTTCAACCACCTGTCGTGGGATGACGAGTGTGCAGATGATTACGTTGTACGGTGGGCGGCCTCATTTTTATACCTGAACCGCCACTGCTTTAACGGGCTTTATCGCACCAACAGGGATGGAGGTTTCAATGTTCCATTTGGCAGCTATAAGGCGCCTTATTTTCCAGAAGCAGAAATGCGCCTATTTGCCGAAAAGGCGCGGGATACTCACGCGCTCTTTCTTTGTAATGATTTTCGTACTTCCATTCCGTACGTCGCCAGGAATCGCCTGGACTCCGTGATTTACTGCGATCCGCCGTACATCCCGACTAGCAAAACAGCCAATTTTACCGCTTACGGCAAGCCATTTACCCTGGATGATCACTGCGCTTTGGTTACGGCGTTGCTGGACGTTAATCGCCAGCATGGAACGAGCTCTGTCATCTCGAATAGCGACACACCAGAAACACGCCAGATCTACTCCGCTTTCAATCTCCACGCCTTCAGCGTCCGCCGCTCTGTTAGCGCCAAAAGTCGCGATATGGCTGGCGAGGTGATTGGCGTGCTTCGCGTGTGTGATTGCTGCGGCCGTTCTGGTGGTGGCTATTGCCCGGACTGTGGCCCGGTGATGGGGAATTCCACTTACGGAGCAATGGCTGCGACGGGGGCATTCGACGGGGCGGAGGGATTCTGATGAATGAGCCTGTCTGGTTAGCTGTAGATCCCGCCGATGAGTCAGGGGATTGCACCATAGTGACGGCGCTGGTTTACCGCATAACCGGTAGCCAGCAGTACCACACCTTCACCCTGATTGATTTCAGGGCATTCATCCTTGATGCAGATGTGCCGCTCTTTAAGTCATGCGTGTCCGGCATAGGCAGCGACGACCAGGGCATTAAGAGGGGTGGACTTGTACGCCCGCAACTCGTTTCCGACAGTCCTGATGAGGAGTTGCCATTCTGATGAACGAAGAAACCAATTACCGCCGATTCTGGCGCAACACAGTTATCTGTATCGCCCTTTGCTCGCTGTTTTTCTGGTTGCCGATGGGTTATCTCGCCTTTCGTGTTGGCTCTGTGGTGTGGGAGGCGCTGTGGTCGCTTATTACAACGAAATAGACCCCCACGCGGCGCAGCACCTGCGCAACCTTATCGACGCCGGCCATATTGCGCCGGGCGTCGTTGATACCCGTTCAATTGAGGATGTAACCCCCAATGACCTTATCGGATTCAATCAGTGCCATTTCTTCGCCGGGATCGGGGGATGGTCGCTTGCCCTGCGTCGCGCAGGATGGCCCGACAGTCGCCCTGCATGGACAGCATCATGCCCCTGCCAACCTTTCAGCGCGGCAGGCAAAGGCCTTGGGTTTGCTGACGAGCTGCACCTATGGCCCTCCGCACATTGGCTTGTCGGCCAGCGCCGCCCTGTCGTGGTCTTTGGCGAGCAATCTGGCAGCGCTGACGCGAACGACTGGATCGACCTTGTACAAGCTGACGTGGAAGCCCTGGGCTATGCCTTCGGGGCGGTTGCGTTTCCGTCTGCGAGCGTCGGCGCACCGCACCAGCGAGACCGTGCTTACTGGATGGCCGACGCCAACCGCGAGCAATACAAAGAATGCTTATCAGGATGCCGAGAAAGTAATTGCAAGGAAGCTGGCCGGTCGCCAGTCGAACTTGCAGGACATTGCGTGTCTTGCTGGCTGGCCCACACCAACAACCATCGACAACAATCAGGTTGCGGGGCAGGGTGCGGCTGCCAATGCACCGAAGCGGGGAACAACCCTGGGCGGTGCTGTCAGGCTGGCAGCATGGCCGACTCCGACTGCTACGTACGGCAAGGGCGGCTATCAGGGCGGCAGGATGCGCAACGGGAAGCCATCAACGGACAGGCTGGATGTGGCGGCGCAGATAGCGGAGCCAGTCAGGTTAACGGCTTCTGGCGAGATGCTGACTGGCTGTACTGCCGGGATGGAAAGTGGCGGCCAGTTAGACCCGGATCATTCCCGCTGGCTAATGGGGTTCCCGCCAGAGTGGGAAGACTGCGCACCTACGGAAACGCTATCAACATTGAAGCGGCGGCAGCGTTCATAAAATCCTACATGGTGGCGGTGGATCATGTCTGATTCCGCTGCTTTGGCATGGAGCTGGAATGCCAAACGGCAGTCAGTGAACCCCAGCACAACGGACGAGCCAGCACAGAAACCCTCTGCGCTGGCCGTCTGGCTTGAGCTTTACGCACAGGACGAAAGCGAGCAACGCGAACAGGCTGAGGCATTGAGTCGCGCAGCGGAAGAGCACCTATTTTCTATTGCAGGCTGCGATCCCTGGCTCCGCGACGAGCTGAATAACGCGCTGATTGAGAAGGCGAAGCGACACGCAGAACTCCATCGCGCCGATCCTCTCACCCTGATTCGTGATGACGTCGCCAACCTGCCAGATTTCCTGCGCAAGCCGCTGGAATCAAGGATTAAGTATTTAGAAAAATCAGAAGATCAGCGCCATTTGCCTGTATATCTGAATGAGGTAGTCGCCCCATCTTTGACAAGGGTTGATGCTGTCCGTGCTAACCAAATGTCGCTGTCGTTTCGCGCCATGGCTGGCAGGGACAGCCTTGATCAGCTTCTCCGGTTGCCGGAACTAAATCAGCGTGAGGTCAAGCGACTCTCGACGCTGGTCGCGGCGCACATTGATATGATTTTCATCCAGCTTTGCGACGAGATGTTGACCGATGAACTGGCTTCGCCGGTCGTCATTCTGGATCTTTATCGTCGTTTGGCAACTGAGGTGCTACGCCTCGATGTTCTCCCGCCAGCCTATGAAGCGCTGCGCAGCAAACATAATCGCCGCAACCCTATTAATTACGATCTGATACCGGGCGCCCTGGCGCGTATGCGCTGTGCCGACTGGTGGCAGCGTAAGCTGTGGCAGCTCCGCAATGAATGGCGGGAAGAGTTGCTACGCGCAGCCTGTCTCGTTCATCGCCACGCATCACCCTATGTCAGCCACGACATTCTTTTGCAGAAGCGGGAACAGCGCCGTAAGGCAATGGATTTTTTCCGTAATTACGACCTCGTTAATGAGGATGGCGACACGCTCAACATGGAAGACGTGGTGCTTGCCAGCGCCAGCAATCCGGCGCATCGCCGTAATGAGATGATGGCGTGTGTTAAAGGTCTGGAACTGATCGCAGAAATGCGCGGTGATTGCGCAGTGTTCTATACCATCACTTGCCCCTCGAAATACCACGCCACGTTGATGAATGGGAAGCCTAATCCGACATGGGATCATTCTACGGTCAGAAAGAGCAGTGATTACCTAGTTGATATGTTCGCCGCTTTCCGCAAGGCGATGCATAAGAAAGGGTTGCGCTGGTATGGCGTACGAGTGGCGGAGCCGCATCATGACGGCACGGTTCACTGGCACATGCTGTGCTTTATGCGTAAAAAACACCGCCGCACTATTACCGAATTATTGCGCCGGTTTGCTGTGCGTGAAGACCGGGCAGAACTTGGCAACGATACCGGCGCGCGATTCAAGTCAAAGCTTATCGACCCGCGCAAAGGGACTCCGGCCAGCTATATCGCAAAGTACGTTAGTAAAAACATCGATGGGCGTGGGCTGGGCGACACGATCAGCAAAGAGACTGGCAAGACGCTGCGTGACAGTGCCGAGCATGTTACCGCCTGGGCTTCTCTGCACCGCGTTCAGCAGTTCCGCTTCTTCGGCATTCCCGGACGTCAGGCCTATCGCGAGCTGCGCTTACTGGCCGGTCGCGCTCGCCGTGACCTCCCGCCGGTTAAACAAAAGCCCGGAAAGGAACTTTCCCCGGAGATCCTGGCCGCACTGGCGAATGCGCGCCCGGTTATCAATAACCCCAGCCTTGACGCCGTGCTTGCTGCTGCTGATGTGGGATGTTTTGCCACCTACATCACAAAGCAGGGAGGCGTGCTGGTTCCGCGTAAAAAATACCTGATCCACACGGCCTACGAGCCAACGGAAGAGCCAGGAACCTACGGCGATCATGGCATCCGCATTTACGGCGTATGGTCGCCGCTCACCGGGAAAGAAAACAAAATCTGCACCCACGCCCACACATGGAAGATGGTGAAGAAGGCTCCCGCTAATTCAGGCGCTGAAAGCGCCGCCCAGGGCGACCCCGTCGCCCCTTGGACTCGTGGCAATAACTGTCCCCCAAACCAAAAAAACCGCAAAAAAGAGATGGCAACTGACGTTGCTATACCCGAGATAATGACCCTTGGTGAAGGAACGGGAGCGCTTGATGTGAGTAAACTACCCGCAAAAGAGCGCCGGGCTATACTGAGAAGGATTACAGAGGAGATCTATAACAAGAAGAAAGCGCAGGGTTACGTAGAATCACGCAATTACTCTCCGCTTGAGGTCTTGTTGAGCGATTTTGCTTCATCTATTGGCATCGAACTTAGTGAATCCCAGGTTAATCATTTACTTAATGGTAAACGAATACGTTATGGTGATCGCATTTACTACGCGACTCACGATGGGGTGCTGCGCAGTATGGAACCAGAGAATTCAGATGTTCAGATTCGGAACATATGGAGCGTGTTGAAAAAGAGGAATAAAGTCGATGTAGGTTATATAATCGATGATCCAGTAGGGTATTATTCCGACATGCTCAGGGATATGGACCCTAGAGGATGAACATGTATGCCGATTATGATCAGCGGCAGGAAATTACCAACCGACTATAAAAATCTTCCGGGGAAAGCTCAGATCAAGCCTTCATACGCACCTCGCTCTGACTGCGAACATTGATTGAGGACGAAACCGTACTGACATGGGCCTTTTTTCACTACAGCCAAAAATATGAGCTTGACGCCGGAAGAATCGGAACGGCTGCAGATGTGAGCAACTACAGGTCGAGGCTGATCGTCGCGCGGATAACTCTGCCACTTTAGTTGCGGGGTATCGGAGGAAAAAGATGAAGCCCCATTGGGTAATGCTCCCAAATTACTGATTTAGTGTATGATGGTGATTTTGAGGTGCTTACGTGGCCTCCATTTCCATCAGATGTCCTTCCTGCTCCGCTACTGAAGGCGTGGTGCGTAACGGCAAAAGCACTGCCGGACATCAGCGCTATCTCTGCTCTCATTGCCGTAAAACATGGCAACTACAGTTCACTTACACCGCCTCTCTGCCCGGTACACACCAGAAAATCATTGATATGGCCATGAATGGCGTCGGATGTCGCGCCAGTGCACGCATTATGGGCGTTGGCCTCAACACTGTTTTACGCCACTTAAAAAACTCAGGCCGCAGTCGGTAACCTCGCGCATACAGCCGGGCAGTGATGTCATTATCTGCGCTGAAATGGATGAACAGTGGGGCTACGTCGGGGCTAAATCACGCCGGCGCTGGTTATTTTACGCGTATGACAGGATACGGAGGACGGTTGTGGCGCACGTCTTCGGTGAACGCACTCTGGCCACACTGGAGCGTCTTCTGAGCCTGCTGTCGGCCTTTGAGGTCGTGGTATGGATGACGGAGGCTGGCCGCTGTATGAATCACGCCTGAAGGGAAAGCTGCACGTTATCAGCAAGCGTTACACTCAGCGCATTGAGCGACATAACCTGAATCTGAGACAACATCTGGCAAGGCTGGGACGGAAGTCACTGTCGTTCTCAAAATCGGTGGAGCTGCATGACAAGGTCATCGGACATTATCTGAACATAAAACACTATCAGTAAGTTGGAGTCATTACCGCCCCATTGCTGTAGGCACCGAAAAAGGAGGTGGCGCAGAAGCACCGTATCTCCGAAGAGATGACCGCCAGCGTCGGTGCTCAGTTGCGTGACTTACGGTATTTGCGAATGGTTATATCTCAAAGCCTGTAGCCGCCGACGCTAGAATTCATTACAATAGGAAAGCTGACTTTTCATAATGGTGTATTGCGAAATGATATAGCAAATCATTATAGCTATGAGGTATCTGGAAATGCGTTCATTTGTATTCACTAATATCTCGCATGAGAAGTACGTTTAGAAGTAAAATATAATGTGTATTTGCATTTTTTATTTTATTTCTTGAGTTGTTTTGAAGTTTAGTTATAGTGATTGATATTACAATTTAGACAATTCGAGGGATTTATGAGTGAGAGAATAATTGTTCGGAAATTAATTCTTGATTATGTTGCAATAGATATAGCAATTGAACCTTTTTCAGAACAAGGAGAAAATTATTACTCGATAATTACGGGGCGTAATGGTTCTGGGAAAAGCAGAGTTTTGGAGGCCATTTCATTATGCATTCTATTTGTAGAGTTATTATCTGTTGAGCAGCGAGAAAATATAATTGGCAAAAATATTCATTTTCCACTTGGTTTTATTTCACCACGAATCCCCTTTGAATACATTTTACTAGAGTACCATGTTGGCTCGACATTAAATAAGATTGAGATTAAGGATAATACCATTACATCCTTCTCAATTATTTATAATGAAAATGCTAATCCTAAATTGATATGTTTGTCGAACAGTTTTTTTAATCGATTTCTTGAAGGTTATGGTTCTTCTCTTACGTTTCCTTCACATAATCAAGATAAATATAAAAATCTTTCAATTAATAAGTATTTGGAAAAATCAAAGTATTTTTCAGATTCCGATTTCGTTAGTGCTGTTTTGTCGCGTGAAATAATAAAATCGTTTTTCATGGGGAAAGATGTTTATGCTCGAACAATGGCTTTTTTACAAAACTTTGGAGTCGTTGGCGATATATTTTTAAGTTTAAAGGTCGAATGGAGGATTTGTGGCGCAAATCTATGGGGGGTTACTGATATCGAAAAGTTAAGACAAAGTGTTAAAAGAATATTGGGTTGTGGACCTCAAATAGAAACTGACGAACATCTAGTCAGTAGTTTATCTGAAAAGTTAGGAAATCTTTTAGAGTATCTTAACGCTGGAAATGAACCGCCGTGTAGTGAGCTTGAGGATGATCATTTTTTTGTGCAAGGGCCATCTATTGCTGATTTTATTTTTAATGATGATACTACTATACAGACTGAACTATGTAAGGATGTTTTATATTTAGCTGAGCATGGAATATTGCTTTTAAAAGATTTTAGATTCAATAGAAATGGACTTGAAATGGATTTACATAAAATGAGTTCCGGGGAAATAAATGTTTTTTTGATGCTTATAAAAATTAACTCAGAGATAGAGAATAATTCAATAATAATGATTGATGAGCCTGAAATAAGTTTGCATCCTGCATGGCAGAATAAGATTCTGCCCTCAATAGAAAGTTGCTTCTCTCAATATAATGGTTGTCATTTCATTATCGCAACCCACTCCCCTCAAGTAGTTGCAAGTATCCCACGTAAAAATTCATGCGTTATTATGTTGGATAATACTCCAAATACAACCCCAGGGGAGCTGGTGCATGGTAAATCATCTGATTTTCAGTTATTCCATACATTAAATTACACAGGCGATTCGAATGAGTATTTAATAAAAAGTTTATTAACAATAATAGCAAAAATCGATGCATCAACAAAATTAACCAATGAAGATCTTATCTTTATTGAAAAGGCTAAGAAAATGTCTGATGATATTGATGATACTGATATCGCGAAATATTTACTCCTTCAGGCGCTTGCACTACTTAACGTCGTAAGGGGATGATATGATCTTTTTAACTCCTGTTGTATTTTCTGAAGAATCAGAGAAGTTTATAGGAAAATATGATGGTGTAAGTAACGATATATGGAAAGGCAAAGGGAAGGAAATAACAAAAATACGAGAGGAACTTAGAAAACACTATATACCTCAACAGGCAGGTTGTTGTTCATACTGTAGAATCGACAATCCTCAGAGTCATGGCTTGACCTGGGATGTAGAACACATTATTCCGCAAGGGGATTTTCCACAATTCTTATTTGAACCACGCAATTTATCTTTATCTTGTAAAGATTGTAATGGACCAAAAAATAGCAAGCCTGTACTCGATACATCAAAAATAGATGTATCGGTAAACTACCCAAGTGATGGCGTTTTTTTTTATATAATTCACCCTCACTTTGATAATTATGAAGAGCATATTAAAATTGAAAAGCTAGGTAAGAGGATTATTTATCACCCATCGGAAGGGAAGGGTATGTACACGTATGAGATTTGTAATCTGTCAAGGTTTGCGACCTACGAAGCTCACAACATAACTGATGCTAATGTAGCAAGTTCGGTTATGAAATTGCTCTTGGAATTAAATGAAACGGGAAAAATAAATATACCTAAAAAATATGTGCAAATTGTCGGAGATCATATTACATCGCACTCTATAGCCATTGATGTGAATACCGCATTTAAAAAACAAGAGTGAGATTGCAATGAAAGATCGAACCGCAAATTTGTGCACAAATTTGCACAATTTTTGAAATACCTTTTTTGCTACGCAACGCCAGTATGGGCGTGGCCTGAGCGGCTTGCACAAAGTGCACAAAAAGAAGCATGTTTAGCGCGCAGGCGAGGCGGGGGAGCAAGCGCGCGCTTTGGGGGTAGGGAAGGGGCCGGCATACCTCGCCAAAAGCTGCCTGCCGGGCGCGCACTTTCGCGGTGCATCAGGCGAGCGGACAGGCAAAAGCCCGCCAGAATGGCGCTGGCTGCTTCTTGTTGGGGATATGGCGTTGAGGTTTTGCAGGCTGGCCGACATGGCCGGGAATGGTGGTGCTGCAGGTCGGTACCGCACCGCCGGGAATGGCAGTGCGGTACCTTCAGATTACTTCGGGGTTTCCAGCAGGGCGTAAGGGTTGAAGCGGATCACCTCTTCGCCCAGCCAGTCGTTAACATGCTTCATCGCTTCCATCACCGGCGTCAGCTCGTTGACTGCAAAGACTCTCGCCGCCTTCTCGACGTCGCCGAACGATCCGTTGCCTTCCGGGATGGCACCCATCAGCTGCGGTGGAACACGGTGAGCCGCGAGCATGTCGTCACGCGTGGAGGATTTCACGCCGACAAACTCATCCTTTGCCGATATCTGGCTGAACGGCAGGATTTGCACGGCATCTTTGCCGACACCGGGCGCACTCAGCAGGATGTTTTTAAATGCCCCGCCTCGCCGGGTGTCGGTCAATGTCTTCTTCAGGTTCTCCAGACTTTCCCCGTCAGCCACTGCGCTGCTGACGTAGACAATACAGCCGGCATGCGACCCATTGTCGTAGTAGAGCTTACGGAACTTGTCGGCGGAGTGGGCCAGATTGGCCGACAGCAGACCGGCGAAGTACTCCGGCATGCCGTAGATCTCCTGGTGAATATCCGGGTTGATCACATGGCACACTGAACCGGTTTCGAACTGGTGATCATCAAGGCCGGACTGAATAAACCAGTAGGTGTCAAGGTCGGAACCGCGCCGGGTGTACTTCGCCAGCGAGTTACGAAAGCCCATTGGCCCATGCAGGCGGTTGCGGCGCATCTCAAGGTACGCATTGCCGAACACAAACCAGTCAAGCGTAAAGGCACTGAACGCCTGGCGCGACAGCAGCTTGTGCGGGATAAAGCACCCCGCAAGCACATTCCGCTTAAAGAACAGCGCCGACTGATGCCAGCTCGCATAACCGAACTGGCGGGCCAGCCCGTACCAGCTGATCGGCGTCTCGTAGTACCGGCCATTGTTGGCGCAGTACATGTTATCCAGCAGGTCATGAGCACCGGTAACAGGCCACGGGCCGTCAAACGTAAAAGCGCTCAGGCCGGGGGCCGACTTCAGCGCGTCGGCGAGATCCGCTTGCTGCCTGGCATACTGTCTGCCGCGTGGGGATTTTCGTCTGCTCATCAGTACTCCATAACAGTCATAGTATTGCCGCCTTCCTGACCCAGCGGCTCGTTAATGGTGGCGAGCATGGTCGCCCAGGCGAGATCGCCGTGACTCACGCCACGTGCACGGTCGGTGTCGTAGGTGATAACACCACCCGGCGTGACCACCTTGCGCACGGCACTGAAGGCGGTGATCAGGTCATACTCGCCCCGGTCATATTCCCAGCGACCGGCGCGAACCAGTTGCAGCATTTTAAGTACCAGCATGCGCTTGCTGGCCGGGGAGAACTGGTAGCATACCGCCGCCGGAAAACGTTTTTTCACGAGCTGGTAAACCGCCTCGCCAATACCGCTGCCGTCAATTCCAATGTGCTGCACGTTGTAGCGCGTGAGCATGTTGATAATCATGGCGGCCTGCGCCTCGAACTCCATGCCGCGTATGCGCTGCGTCTCAATCGTGCGGAATTTACCGCCGGGGATCAGTGGTGCCGCATTCACAGAGATTGCACCGCTGTCGCCCTTGCCGCTGGCTCCGTTGGGGTCGTAGCCAATCCACACAGGACGATCGGCCATTGGCCGCATGGCGTAGGGCTTCCAGTCCGGCCACTCGTCGTACCCGTCCGCGCCGCAGCTCAGCAGCATGTTGTAGTCAAAGGCCGTCTCGCCGTTCTTGATGAAGGTGCAGGCGTAGAGGTTGTCGTACTCTTCCGGGCTGTTCTCCTCGCGAATTTCATCAATATCAGTGAGATCCCAGCCGTGATCGACCGCATCCTGCAACGTGACAATCTGGCGCCAGATTTTGTCCGGGCACATCAACCCGCTGTTCAGTGTCTTCCAGGACGTGTCGAACTCCACGCGCTTACCGTGGCTGCGGCCTTTGTTGAAGGCTTCACCCGACCAGAAGGGGTACGCTTCATGACTCTCCGCTGACGGCGTCGAGAAGTAGGTGCGTGTCAGCCCTTTCAGGGTAGCCATTGCACCTGCTACCTTCTTCAGGTTTGCGAACTGGCCGACCCAGAAAAACTCATCAAAGTACAGGTTGCCGGTATATGACTGTGCGGTAGCAGCAGACGTACCGAGAAAGTGAAGCTCTGCACCGTTAAACAGCTGGATCATGTCGCCGCCTTTCAGCTCGACGTCCACCTCTTCCGCTGCCGAACGAATGAAGCTGCGGAACTGGTACGCCTGGCGACGGCTCGCTGATAAAAAGATCTGGTTACGCTGATGTTTGTACTTCACCTCATCAGACAAGGCACGCAACAGTGCTTCGCGGGCAAAGTACCAGGTCGCACCAATCTGACGGCTTTTCAGGATGGCGCGGTTACGGTGGTGATGGTTCTCAAACCAGCCCTGCTGATGCCAGTGCAGCGAGTCGATGATGTTGGCGCGCAGTGCAGAGATCTGCGCTTCTGAAAAGAAGTTTTGCTTCTTGCGGATCTTTTTCTTCGGTTGCGTCTCTGGCGTTCCGTTGTCCAGCTTCTTCAGCTGGCGCGTAAGGAGGTCAATTTCCTTGAAGTCGCCGCCGGTCTTTTTGTCCTTGCCGGTGAGCTGGACGAGCCGGGCGTCAATGGACGTTGTCACTCGCTGCACAGGCGGCGTGTTGTCCCACTCGTCACGCTTTTTCCATGAGTAAACCGTGTTCTGATTGATACCCATCAGGCGTGCGATCTCCGCTGGCGGGTATCCCTGCCAGTAGAGCTGCCGCGCCCGGTGCATGATGAATGCTTCTTCAATCGCCATTTGTCCTCCTCGCTTCCTGCCGGGGAGATTAACCCGCGCGCGCGTGCCCTTTCGCCCGCTTTTGGTTGTGGCACTACCCTCACAACAACAACGCGTTGAGCGTGTACGCCAGCCCCTGCCATCATCACCGGGAACTCAACCAGATGAGCAAAAGAACATGGCTAATCAGGCAACCACCCGCAAGAAATTCAAGGTCATGACGTCCGGAACAACGGTCGATGGCCGCAATGTCACCCGTGCCCAGCTTCATGCGATGGCGGCAGCGTATAACCCGGCAGTCTATGGGGCGCGCGTCAATATTGAGCACTATCTTTCTCCGTTCCCTGACAGTGTGTTCAGTGCGATGGGGGATGTTGTTGCTCTGTCCGCTGAGGATATCAACGAAGGCCCGCTGGCTGGTGAAGCACACCTTTTCGCGGAGATCGAACCCGCTCAGCGCATGAAGGACATGATTGCTGATGGCAAAAAGGTCTACTCCAGTATTGAAATGCACCCCAGCTTCCCACTGACGAAAGGCCCGTACCTCATGGGGCTGGCAATGACCGATACCCCGGCAAGCCTGGGAACCGACAAGCTGAAGTTCACCGCTGAAAAGCGCGCAGAGATTATGCGTTTCAGTTCGCAGGATGCAGAAGTCACCATGTTCACTCCTTCTTTTGAAGCGGAGCTGGTACAGGAAAACCAGAATCGCAATGACTCCGGAAAAGAGTGGTTTTCCCGCGTGATGAGCATTCTCGGCAAGGGCCAGAAAACCGATGATCAGCGTTTCGGTCAGGTGCATCAGGCTGTTGAAGCGGTGGCGCAATCTCAGGTTGATCTTGGCGAGCAGTTCAGTACTGCCGAACAGCAACGCCAGCAGGACAAAGCCGCTATCCAGAAGCTGACTACCGATCTTGCCGCGCTGCGCCAGCAGCTTGAAGGGACGGACGGCAATTTCAGCCAGCGCCCGGCAGCAGGCGGCGGCGATAACGCGCAGCTCGCTGACTACTGATATCCATAACGAGAGATCCCGCACATGAGAAACCCTACCCGTAAGCTGTTTGACAGCTACGTTGCCCGCCAGGCGCAGCTTAACGGCGTCAGCGCCGCCGCCGTTGCGGCACAGTTCAGCGTTGACCCGACCGTGCAGCAGCGCCTTGAAGCCGCCGCACAGCAGGATGATGCCTTTCTGAAGCTGATTAACGTCTTTGGCGTGGAAGAGCAGATCGGCCAGAAAATCCTGATCGGCAGCAAAGGCCCGCTGGCGGGCGTCAACAACAGCACAACCAACCGCCGCAATCCCGGCGCTAACGACAAGATGGATCCGTACAACTATCTGTGCCGTAAAACCAACTACGACTACGCCGTCAGCTACGCGCAAATGGATGCGTGGGCGCATCAGCCGAACTTCCAGCCACTTATCAGTTCTGCTATGGCCCGTCAGATGTCGCTCGACCGCATCATGATCGGCTTTAACGGTACCAGCTACGCCGACCCGTCAGACCGTGCAGCGAATCCGCTGTTGCAGGATTGCGGTATTGGCTGGCTGGAGAAAATCCGCCTTGAGGCGGCACACCGCCGCATTACCGGGGTAACGATTACCTCGCGCGACCAGAACAACGCCATTGTCGCCCAGGGCACCTACGGCAACGTAGCGGCGGCAGTCTATGACGCCAAAAACAGCCTCATGGACGAATGGCACAAGCGTAACCCTGACAACGTGGTGATTCTCTCCGGCGATCTGCTGACAACCAGTAACTTCCCGACCATCAACGCCATGAGTCAGACCAACCCGAATACCGAAATGCTGGCCGGTCAGCTGATTGTGGCGCAGGAACGCGTAGGCAACATGCCGACCTTTATCGCGCCTTACATGCCGGGTAACGCCATTCTCATCACGCCGTTTAAAAACCTCTCGATCTACTACCAGCGCGGCGGACTGCGCCGGACGATCAAAGAGGAGCCGGAATACAACCGCGTGGCAACGTATCAGTCCTCTAACGATGACTTCATTGTTGAGGATTACGGCGCGGTGGCCTTTATCGACGGCATCACCTTCGCTGAAAAAGCAGAAGGCGGCGAGTAACCGTGCACAGGGCGGGCTGCGGCCCGCCATTATTCGGGGAAGAGATAATGCTGACACCGGCACAAAAACATTTTCAGAAGGTCATGGCTGAACGCCATGGCAAAACCGACGAGCTGACGGATACAGCCAGAACGGCGCACGAGCAAATCATGCACCGGCTGCGCATGGATCAGAGTGCATTGAGGCGAGTGCAGTCTGACCAGGCGAAAGCGGCCATGAAACGGCAGTTGCTGCCGCATTACGAGGGCTGGATCGAGGGCACGCTCGGCGGCGACAGTGGCCGACAGGATGAGGTGATTGTCACCCTGATGGTCTGGGCGATTGATGCCGGTGATTACGCGCTGGCCGCCCGCATTGGTCGCTACGTCGTCACGCACGGCCTGCTGATGCCTGACCGCTTCAACCGTACCGCCGCTACCGTTCTGGTCGATGAGATTTGCGATCCGATTCTGGTGCAGGTCAAGGCAGACGATACCACCGACGTCACGCCATATCTGGCGGTACTCGATGAAGTGGCGGAGTTCACCGCCGACAGTGATATGCCCGACGTGGTTCGCGCCAAGCTCTGCAAGGTGCGCGCCTTTGCGCTGCGTAACGGCACAACTGAAGAACAGGCGACCGCGCTGGAGTTGTTGCGCCAGGCGCTGACGCTTGATGTGGGCGCCGGGGTGAAAAAAGAGATCGACCGACTGGCTCGTGTGGTGAAAAAAGCCACCGCACAGACAGGCGCCGACGGGGCTGATAGCACCGATGGTTCCGATGGCACTGGCGATGCTGGCGGAGACAGCACGGCGGACAGTGCGGGTGCAGGCGAAGCTGCAGCACCGTCAGAACCGGCGGTGGCAGCCAGCGCCACAGCGACCAGAACCACCCACAAAAGCACAACCCGGAAGCCGGCTGCGCGCAAAACAACAGCGAAGAAAACGCCTGCCGCCAAAAAATAACCGACTTGCGCCCCGTGCGCTGGCGGCGCGGGCGGAGATCTGCAACGCATGGCGTTTACTTTTCTCCGTCCGCTCACCGCCACCTATTCAGGAGATGACGCGATGAGCCTTGTAGCCGGTCGCACTGTTACCCCCTCCTCGGAGGATGTGCCGGACACTGACGACGGTGGCGAGAAAGTCACCGCCGGGACGTTCTGGCCGGAAATCGCCCTGAGCGATGTGCGCATGGAGATGCGCATCAATGGCGCGGTGACGACCTCGCGCCTGAAGCAAGCCGTTATTGAAGGTGTATCTCACACCCTCGATCAGCTCGCTGACTGGCAGGCTGTGCAGCTGGCAGCAGGTTACACCCGACTTGCCGACGTACCCGCGGTCAAGGTGAACAGCGAGAGCGTGAAGGTTCATCGCTACCGCCGGGCGGTATTCAGCATCGCCCGTGCGCACATTCTCGGCACGAACCGGGACGTGGATACCACCGGCGACGCTGGTGAAAAACGCGCCGTTGCGCTGGCGTCGCAAGCCGATGATATGTGGCGCGATGCACGCTGGGCAATCTCCGATATTCGCGGCACTGTGCGCAACACTGCGGAGGCGTTCTGATGAAAGTGCAGGCTTTGCAGGGCGATACCGTGGATTTGCTGTGCCAGCGTCATTACGGCACTACTCAGGGCGTAACCGAGATCGTGCTTGCCGCTAACAAAGCGCTGGCTGGTCAGCTCTTCCTTGAGGCAGGGCAGGTGGTGGAGTTACCGGAAATCAGTACCACGGCGACAAAGGAGACCGTGCAGCTATGGAGTTGATTAATCGCATCTGGAATGGCGTGACGTACTCCTGGTCAACATTGCTGACGGGCGTCGGTGTCATGACACAAAAGGACTGGTTGACCGCTATCGGTATCCTGATTGGTATCGCTGCTGCTGTGCTGGGTGAGCTGCATCGCCGCCGCATGGCGCGCATTCACGAAACCAATAACACGTTGCTGAACGAACTGATCGACGCGATTCGCGACGACACCGAGAACCGCCAGGACGTTAAAGAGCTGATCCGCACCATCCGGGAGGCGCCGCGATGAAAAAACGCATTATTGCCTGCTCAACCGCCGCGATCATTTCGCTGGCCGCCACGCTGTGGCCGCAGGCGCTGCGAACCAGCCCGGAAGCACAGCTGAAGATGGCGAAGTATGAGGACTGTCGCAAAACCCCGTACTACTGTCCGGCAGGTGTACTGACCGTAGGCATCGGCTCCACCTCAAAGGTGGAGAACCGCGAGTATGCCGAGAAAGAGGTCGCCGAACGCTGGGTTAATGACCTTTTGCGCGCGGAGAAATGCACGAACCGTGAATTTAACGGCGCAGCTGCACCGCAGAAAGTCTTTGAGAGCATGACCGACGGCACCTTTAACGTCGGCTGTACCGGGCTGGGCTGGTACACCAACGCCAAAGGCCAGAAGGTGCGAACCACCCTCTGGCGACACGCGCAGGCCGGTAACTGGAAGGGCGTATGTGAACGGCTGACGGACTTTGTGAACTCCGCCGGGAAACGCTCGCAGGGACTGGTTAACCGTCGGGAAGACTTCAAAGCCTGGTGTCTGTCTGATCCCGTCCTCAAGAGGGCGAAATGAAAGGATTGATAGTCGCATTCACGGTGCTTCTGGTCTTGTTTATTACGGTCTGCATCGGGTTTAACGGTGAGACAAATAAACGCCAGGCAGCCGAAAAAACTCTGGCTGATACCACGCTAAAACTGAATCAAACCGGCGATGTACTGGCCGAGGTCAGGGCGCTACGCCAGGACGTCAGCCAGGTAGAGGCCAGGCTAAAAGCACTCAGTCAGCAGCGAAACGCAACAGGAGAACACCGACGTGAAAACATCAAAACTGCACTGGCCGGTAACGACTGCGCCGTTGCTCCTGTGCCTGTTGCTGGCGCTGACAGCCTGTACCAGCGAGCCGAAGAAGTCAGCGCCGCAGATTATTCAGGAGCCTTTACCGGAAAGCCTGACGGCAAAAACTGACGTCCCACCGCCGCCGGCCAGGCCGATGACGTGGGGCGGGTTGGCTGTCTGGACGGACTCATTGCTTGACGCGCTGGATACCTGTAACGCCGATAAGGCGGGAATCCGTGAGCTGGAACTAAGGCGTATGGCCAGGGGGATAAAGTGAAAAAAGCTGAGCTGATGCGTGACGCCCTGACAAGAAACAACACGTGGTGTAAGGCGAACCCGGAACTGTTCATTGTGTGGGTGGAAAAAGGGCATATCCAGATCGAAGCGACCGGCGAGGTGTCGTTTATGTACCACTACACCATTCAGGTACTGGCGGTGGATTTTCCCGGACAGATTGATGATCTCATGCTGCCGTTGCTGGCGTGGGCATGGGAGCAACAGCCCGATCTCCTACTGAACCCCGACAATAACCGCAAGGTGGAATTTGACGCGGATATCGTCAATGACGACGTCGCCGACATTCTGTTTAAGGTGCCAGCCTGGGAGCGCGTGATAGTGGAAATCGTGGACGGAAAACCCGTCGCGAAACATCTGGCCGAGTCGCGCCCTCGCTTTAACGGCGGAGAGTGGGAGACGGTCTTTGATCCGGAGTCTGGGGGATCGCTCGCATGAGTAATGATGATGCGCTGTTCAGTCAGCTTGATGCGGTATTTGTGGCCATTTTGTCGGGCATGTCTCCGGCAGGGCGCCAGCGAACCGCCCGCAGCGTCGGCACGATGCTGCGCCGGAGCCAGAGCCAGCGCATCGGCAGGCAGGAAGCACCGGACGGCTCAAAGTTCCCGTCCCGACGTCGTCGCGTGCTGCGTTCACAGGCCGGGATCGGCTTTGTCTGGCAGGGTGAAAACCGCCGCCTGCGTAACTGGCGGGCCGTTCGTGGCCGTCGCGGTCGCATGCTGACCGGTTTTGATGAAGAGCGCGGCGCAGTTCGCTCGTTCTATCGCGAAGACATTGAGCGGTATCTCGACATCAACTTTAACGAGACACGCCGAAACACCACGAAAGCCGATCCGATGTTCCGTCGTTTACGTACCGCGCGTTTTCTGAAAACCCGCGCCACCGCTGACGGTGCAGAGGTGGGTTATTCCGGCGTGGCGGCGCGTATCGCCCGCGTCCATCAGCTCGGCCTGCGCGACAGAGTCAACGACAGCGGCGCAATGGCAACCTATCCCCGCCGTGAGCTGCTGGGCCTGAGTAAGGCCGACCGCATGGAGATAGCCCGCCAGGTGATTGACTCGCTGGGGGTACGCTGATGGGAATCGCCGAGCTGCTTCGCCTACTGGAGAACATCGTGCGCACCGGCACGGTGACGGAGATCGACGAGGAAAAATGGCGCGTGCGGGTGCAGAGTGGCGGGCTTGATTCCAACTGGCTGCGCTGGACAGCGCAGCGGGCGGGGGCGTTTAAGGTCTGGGTGCCGCCGTCCGTCGGCGAGCAGGTCTGGTTCCTGTGTCTGGGTGGTAATACCGACGTCGCATTCATCGGCGGCAGTCTATACAGCGACGACAATCCGGCACCGGGCGCATCACGTAGCGAGATGGTGGTGACGGCGCCGGATGGTGCGACGTTTCGCTACGACGCGGAGGGGGGCGCATTGCAGGTGAAGGGCATCAAATCTGCCGTGGTCGAGGCGTCAGTCAAAATCACGTTGGATACCCCGGAGGTTGAATGCAAAAACCTTCTGAAAACTAAAAATTTGAGCGTCACCGAAGGCGGTGAGATGCGCGGTGATATCACTCACACCGGCGGAGCGTTTACGTCCAATGGCGTGCAGGTGGATGACCATGATCATGGTGCCGTCGAACGCGGCGGAAGCTGGACGGAGGGTACGCGATGACAGCGCGCTATCTCGGCATGAATGCCGCAGGAACCGGCACCCTGACCGACGAGGATCATGTGTGGCAGTCGGTTAACGATATTTTGCTGACGCCGGTTGGCAGTCGTCTGATGCGCCGCAACTACGGTTCGCTGTGCCCTGACCTTATCGACAGCCCGAAAAACGACGTCACCCGCCTGCAACTGATGAGCGCCGCCGTGATAGCACTGGCGGCATGGGAGCCGCGCATTGCGCTCGACACCATCAATGTGACGTACTCCGCCAGCGGAGCTGTGACCGCCGAAATGTCCGGCATGCTGACTGAGACCATGGAAAAAAGCACCCGCGCGGTGACATTAAGGAGTACCAATGCCAACGATTGACCTGTCACAGCTGCCATCACCGACCATTATCGAAGAGCTGAACTTCGAGACCATCCTCATTGAGGTAAAAGCGGTGATGGTGGCGGCATTTCCGGAGGATATGCAGAGTGCTGTCGCGGCAGCGATAGAGCTGGAATCAGAGCCGCTAAATATTATTGCTCAGGCAATGGCGTACCGTGAATTACTGTTGCGCCAGCGCATCAATGAGGGCGCAGCTGCCTGCATGTTGAGCCATGCAACGGGCGACGACCTGGACAATATCGCCGCCAATCTGGACACGGAGCGCCTGGTGATCACCGAAGCCACTGACACCGCAGATGCGGTAACGGAAAGCGATGAAGCCCTGCGGTTGCGGGCGCAGGCCGCGTTTGAGGGCATGAGCGTCGCTGGGCCATCGGCGGCCTATGAGTATTTTGCCCGCAGCGCCAGCGGTAAGGTTGCGGCCGTGCGTGCAACCAGCCCCGCACCTGCGGAAGTGGTGATAGCCATCCTGTCCAGCGACGGCGATGGCACCGCATCAGATGAACTGATTGCAACGGTTCAGGCTGCGGTAAACGACGAAGACGCACGCCCACTGGGCGATCGTGTCACGGTGCGGAGTGCGGAGATCATTGAATACGCCATTGATGCAACCCTTTACCTGTATCCCGGGCCGGAGTCAGAGCCAATCATCAACGCGGCGATCGCATCACTGAGGACGTTTCTTGCTGATGCTGATAAAAAGATTGGCCGTGACGTTGTGCGCTCGGCCATATCGGCATCACTGCACGTTCAGGGCGTACAGCGTGTGGTGATCAATTCCCCGGAGAGGGATCTGCAGATCGATAACACGCAGGTCGCACGCAATACAGGATACCGCGTGGAAAACGGTGGAACAGATGAATAATTCCCTGTTACCGCCCTCATCTTGCGACTGGCTTCGCCACACCGAAGCGGGGACCGCCAGACTGTCAGCTATCACAGTTGCTTTGCGAACTCTGTGGACACCAGTTGCCAGCCCGGTAGATCTGCTGCCTTATCTGGCCTGGGCGTTGTCGGTGGACCGATGGGACAAGGACTGGCCGGCAGAGCGAAAAATTGCCGCTATCCAGCGCTCATACTGGTTGCATCGCCGCAAGGGCACGCGCGCAGCGGTGCGACGGGTTATTGAGGATATGGGATTTTCGGCGACATTTGCGGAGTGGTTCGACGTCGGTGACGAACCGGGGACATTCCGCCTCGAAGTCGATATCAATGAGGTCGGACTCACGGCAAAAACACTGGCTGAGCTGAACCGATTGATCAATGACGCCAAACCAGTCAGCAGGCATCCGACGCAGCTTAACATAGTGGCGAGGGTGACAGGCGATATCTGGGTCGGCTCAACATTGTGCAGTGGCGACATTATCAGTATTTATCCCGCAGATTATGAGGCGGAAGAAAACATTACTTACAACGGCGTGATTTTCCACGACGGTAATTTTAACTACGGGTAAGACCATGACCAGACTGCCAGAATCCTCATTGTGGGAAGAAGATATTGAGCTTATTTCCAGAAGCGAGCGCGTTTCTGGAGGGCTGGACGGCGTCGCAAACCGACCATTAAAAAGCCTGGCTAACCGCACCCGGTATCTCAAAGACCGGGCCAGCACAACAGATGAATTGATCGCCGAAAAAGTCAGTGCGGTAAAGACCTTTGCTGATGGTGCGACGCTGAAATCTCCGCGCGAAGAGATTTTGTATGGCATTTACCGCCTTGTATGGACGGGGGAGTTTCCAAAAATTGTCCCTGCAGCGTCTAAGCCAGAAACCACTGGCGGGGTAGGTGCTGGATGCTGGGCGTACACTTCAGACGCAGCTATTCGCTCAAACCTGGCCTCTATTGAGGGTTTTAGCCTGATTGGTCAGGTATCGTCATTTGCCGAACTGCGTTCCATTACTCCCCGAAGTGTTGGACAGAGTATTTTAATGCGTGCTCATCCTGTCGGGTGGGCGGCTATGTCGCATGGCCCAATTGGTGGTGGAGAATTTATTGCCCGAAAAGGTACAGCCGTAGATGACGGTGGCTATATTTGTGTACCTACAGGCCAGAATGAATATTACTGGCAACGCATCCCAAAAAATCCCGGCAAAGTCTGCGCGACAGAGTTCGGTCTTTATGATGGGGCTGTTCTTGACGATATTTTGTCTAACTCTATCAATTATTGCATTAAGAACTCACTTGGTTATCTTTCTGTCCCAGCGCTGGGGCCAGCTGGGTATACGTTAGTTGGTGGGCTGGAGTTTATTAACTCCACCAATGGACTCATTATTGAAGGGCCAGGGATGGCAACTAAAGGTGCTGCTCCAATTATTACGCATACCGGGGCTAATATTGGCTTAACTTTCAAGAGAAAAACTCAGGCGCAAAGCATTTTCAACACTGTAATTTTGAAGAATTTCACAGTCGCCGGTAATGCCCTGGCTACTGCATTTGTACGATTTTCTGACTTCTATGGTGGTTCAGTACTTGATTCTGTAATCCGGGATTACACTACGGGCACGGCTATTGACGTATATAACGGCGTTGGGTGGACTGAAACTGTTCGCGTAGATAACGTCATGGTGCGTACATCTAAAATCGGTATTTGGTACCATTCTGACCCCCTATCAACTGACTGGCAGACGGTATCCTTTTTTGGTGCGGTTATCCGTAACTATGGTTTCCAGCATGGAATTGGTGGTGCTTCATATGGAATACGTGTAGGGGACGGCTCGCGTGCTGACAATCTTTATAATTGCGTAATTGATATGACAGGATGGTGGGAGCAAGGGGGGAACAGTACTGCTCTGTATGTTGATGATAAGGCGATTGTCGATGGAGAGGCTACTTTCCGTTATGACGGATTTGCTGCCAGCCCTATGGCTTCCACTACCCAGCCAACTCGTTTAATTCGTAAAAACGGCTATGCGGGATATGTAAAATTAAACTGTAAAAACTATAAGCATCAGGCCGGTATTGGGCTGACTGCGGGAGTGACTTCTTTGGCTATCCGGCCATGGCTTGCGCTGGCTGAGTCGCTGGCTAACATTGCCACTCCACACGCAACGCTGCCGGGAGAACACATCATCACTACACCGGGGCTGAAATGTAAACTGACGGGCAATATAATTCAGGGTCAGGATTCAATCGTGCAGGTTCGTAGCCTTCCGGCATGGCACAGATACAAAGTGACACTGCGTTCTAATTTATCCAGCACCGCGCAGCAACAATACATTGTGAATATCCACAGTGATAATAACGCAGGCACAGTAACCCGCACTGACTCAGTATCTGCTGCGACTACCAATGCTGTGGCAGGCACCAGTAACTACAGCACGACCTTATCAAATAAGAATTTCCCTCCGTTCTATTTACGTAATGCCGGTGGGCTTCCCGATGGTACTTACAGCGAGTCGTACCGCCGCGGATTTGACCTGATGCTAAATGGAACCAGTGCGCTGGTTACAGAGACACTTGTACCCATATCTATAGAGATCGAGGCCATAGATTAAATTATCCCGCCATTTTTATGGCGTGATTTACGAATTGTGAGGTGAAATATGGTTATCTGGAAGTGGGGCGGTTTTTTCTACCCATACGTAATATTCAGTTGGGGAACAGTAATTCAGCAGGTTTTTAATTCTGACGCATGGGCCGTAGTTTTAATTGCTTCAATTATTTTAGGTTTCAGATTTTATGACGGGAAAGATATGGAGTGACAGACAAAAAGTGGATTTGACACGCAATTAAAGATAACCGCCAAATAATGAGGAAGTAATCGACATGAGCAGAATTTATAAATCACTCATTACAAGCGATGGTAGTGAAAAAATAGCCGCTGCAATCGTTAACGGGGACAAAGTCGTTTTCTCTCAAATGTCTGTTGGTGATGGTAATGGCAAGCCAACGACCCCTGATGATGAACAAACCTCATTAGTTAACGAGCTTTTTCGGACTCAGCTGAACAGCCTTAAATTATCAGATACCGAGAATATCATCATTGCTGAAATGATTATTCCGCCAGAGGTGGGCGGTTTTACCATCAGAGAGGCCGCATTGTTTGATGACGCCGGTCTTTGCATGGCGGTTGCCAATGTCCCGGAAACGTATAAACCCACACTGGCCGAAGGTTCTGGACGTTTTACCATTCTCCGTATCTGGCTGGCAGTCAGCAGCACTGAGGCTGTTGAGCTGGTTGTTGATCCGGGCATTGTACTGGCTACAGTAGAGGATGTTATCAACGCCAATAGCGAGGTCAAAGACTATACGGACGAGCAGCTAGACGAGCATGCCAAATCAAGAGACCACCCTGACGCTACTCTGACGAAAAGGGGGTTTACTCAACTCAGTAATAGCATCAACAGTGACGACCAGACAAAAGCGGCAACACCACAGGCCGTAAAGCTGGCGATTGAATATGCCATTCGTGAGGCATGGGAGCTGGATAACCCTGTCGGCACAGTGAAGTTTTACGCGCAGAACCTTGACCCCAATGAGCGCTATCCGTGGACGGAGTGGAAGCATACCGGGGATAAAAAAACTATCCGCGTGGGCAGCGCCAGCGGCGCTGATGTGGGCACAACCGGTGGCAGCGATACCGTCAGCATACAGAAGGCGAACCTTCCGGCAGTGCAAATCAACGTCAGCGGTGAAATCAGTGACCATCCGGCGCAGACGCTGACCACAAAACCTGCCGGTAGGCACAAACATGGCGGCGTGCCCAGTCGGGAAAATCCCTGGGAAATTGGCGGCGATATCAGCCAGCGATTTAACCCCGCAAATCTGGGCGAAACCGACGAAGTGGACGATCACGACCATGAAATAGACATCCCGGAGCAGCAGCATGAATTCAACGGTAAAACGGACAATCTGGGAAGTGGTACAGCCATCAGCGTCGTTGAATCTCACATTCTGCTGATGTGCTGGGCGCGGGTAGCGTGAGTATCGAGTACCGTCAAAACTAACGGTACTGCAGGACGGTCAGAAGTGACGATGCGGTACCACCATAGTCAGAAATGGCAATGTTTGCCGGTAGCGAAAGCCCCTGATGCAGGGGCTTTTTTTGTGGGTTAAAACAGGCTGCTGAGGGAGTTTGAAACCGAGTTAACGGCTTTGGTTGCGCTGGTTTTTAGATCGTTCAGCACATCACTGACCGACGATGATTGCAGTTTCTCGCGAAAATCCGCATCCGCCCGACTCAGACTGATAGTGAACTCAATCTTTTTGGGGTTGCCGTAGCGATCAAACTCCGTCTTTCCCCGCTCCAGCCGCGTCATGACGTACATCCCGTAAATCTGCCCGTCACCTTCAATCAGCGGCCAGGGGCGACCGGCAAAGCCGATTGTCTCCAGCGCCGACAGTGACCACCGCCCGCCGGTGATTTCCGGGTATAGCACACCGTCAAGGGTGATCGTATCGTCACCCGGCCCGATATACTGCCAGGCCGCCGACTGATTAACCCGGTCATTTTTAACGTGTCGCCACTCCTGCGAGTGCCGAAGCTGCTGATACGGGACAGTGCGCAGCGTAAAAACAAACATCCCGAATACCATCATCATAGTGATAATCCCCTTTATTCCCGATCGCGGTATGAACCACGGTTAGCTTTGCGGGTGCTGGCCATCGCATCACGCACAGCGTTGTGAACCATTTTTTCAAGCTCCTGATCCGAGCGTTTGCCGACGTCGTTAAAGACCAGCTGGAAGAACGGTGCAGCACCCGACGAGGCAGCGACCGGCGCAGATGTTGCCCCCTGTGTCGCCGTCGGTACCGACAGAACGCCGCCGGCCGCAGCCGCAGACACGCGAGGCACAGGCTGCGGAATAACCCGCGCCTCCTGATAGGCACCACGCAGCGCCAGCGCACGCGGCAGGTTTTTAAAGACAATATCGCCGGGGCCGATTTTCTTCGTATTGTTGGCCGTCGCCTTCGTGTTATCAGCGATGCTGTTCAGGCGCCGCAGCGTGCCGTTATCGCCAGTAATAACCGGCGGCTTAGCCCCGCCAGTGCCGGATACGGTAGCCTGACCAAGGGGGAGCTGATGCCCGGCCAGCGCCGTCGCTGATGCTTCAAGCGCTTGCTGGGCTTTGTCTGCCTGCTGCCTGGCTCTTTCGATCCCGTCAGGAATAAGATCCAGTTTTTCAAGCAGCCAGCTGACGCCATTCATTAACTGTTGAAGCGGCCACAGCAGCACACTAAGCGCCGTCCCCATCACTCGCCCGAAGGTCTCCCCGGCAGAGGCGCATTTATCCAGCGTCTCTTTGCTGGTCTGCATCGGGGTTAACAGATTTTTGAACCACTCCCAGACGGCCTTAATTCCGCTACCCAGCGCGGAGAAGACGGGCGCCAGCGAAGAAAAGGCGCTCCTGAGAGGTGTCATCGCCTGCCACACGCCAGAAAAGAACCCGGAGAAAAAAGCCTTGATAGGTTCCCAATACCTCCAGATGAGCAACCCCGCAGCGACAAACGCCGCACCAATTAGCCCGATTGGACTTAACAGGAAAGACAGTGCGCCACCCAGCAAAGATACTGCACCAGTAATCATCCCCCACAACGCAGGGAGGCCGGTAAGTCTGAGCATCAGCACAGCAAGGTTTTTACCCAGGGAGGTCAACGCAGCGCCGGGCGCCAGAAACGCACCTAACAACCCTGCACGGATAGCAGGGAGTATTGCTGAGATCCTCCCGAAACCGGAAGCGATACCCGATATAACGACAGGCCAGCCGCGCATGCTTGCCATCACCGGGCCAGCGGCAGTACCCAGAGTGCGGAATGCGGCAACGGTGCCGAGAATACCGCGCCCGCCGGTCAGTAACGTGAAGCCGAGTTGCAGTTTTGCCAGCGGCCCAATCAGAATTCCGACGGCAAGCGAGAGGGCGCCAATAGCGACAGTCAGCGCCAGCGCACCACCCACAACGAGGAGGAGAGTTTGCGCGAGACGCGGGTTGGCTTTCACCCATTCACTGGCCGCTGTAATAATGTCGCTCAGGTTTTGGGTTAATTTACGCAGCAGCCCATCGGCGGTTTCTTCCACCTGAATGCGAAAACCTTCCCAGGCGCTGTCAAGGTTTTTGAGGTCGCCACCGAGGTTATCAGCCATTTTTTTTGCAACAGCAGACGCCTCACCGGAGGCTGCCTTTAGGGCATCAATGAGCTTTTGTAGCTCGCCACTTCCAGCGCCAGCAACCAGTGTTTGAAGGCCAACAAAAGCCTCCTCCCCAGCGATATCTTTAAAAAAACCGACCTGGTCAACCTGCCCGTATTTTTTAGTCGCCTTGTAGAGGTCAAGAAGAATAGTTTCTACTGGTCGCATTTTGCCGCTGGCGTCCGATACCGATACGCCGAGTTGTTTTAGTGCTTTTGCTGCTCCCGCAGTGGGGGAGGCGAGACGGGCCAGCGAAGAACGCATGGCAGTACCGGCATCACTACCACGAAGGCCGTTATTAGCCAGAATACCCGCCATCCCGGCAGCCTCTTCCAGGCTGATACCTAGCTTTGATGCTACTGGCCCGGCGTATTTCATTGTATCGCCAAGGCTTCGTAAATCAGTATTCGTGCGGGTAAATGCCGCTGTCAGCACGTCACTGACGCGATCCATCTCTCCTGCCGGGAGGGTAAATTGAGAAAGGATGTTTGATCCAATATCAGCACTTTCACCCAGATCCATCCCACCGGCCAGCGCCATATTCAGCACGCCAGGTAAGGCCGCCTGGATTGATTGCGGCGTGAAGCCAGCCATGGCAAGAAACGCCTGACCGCTCGCTGCGTCGCGGGTGGTAAATGCCGTTTCCGCGCCAAGCTTTTTCGCCTGCGCACGCAATGCTGCGAGTTGAGAGTCACCTTTATCAAGTCGCGTCAGTGCCTGAACACGCGACATTTCCTCGTCAAAGCCAACAGCAGGAGCCAGAAAGCGCCCGCCGGTATATCCGGCAGCAGCTGCGCCAGCAATTGCCATGGTGCCGCCACCGCGAAGTCTCGCACCGGTTTCCTTCGCCTTTTCATAGCTTGCCTGCGCGCGTGTTACCGCCGCCAGGCGCTGCCGTTCGCGCTCAAGAGACAGTGCGTACTGCTCGGTTCGCCGGATAGCAGATTGCACTGCGCCACTACCGGCGGTGAGGTTAACGCCGTGCTGGCGTACCGCCTGTCCGGCTGCACGTAGTTGGGTGGTCTGCTTGTTGTAGGTGTCCGTCAGCCGCGAGAGCTTGTTGCGCAGCGTTTCAAGCCGCGTTGTCTGCGCTTCGGTAAGCTGCCCGCCTTCACGTTGCTTCTGGTTGAGGCCATCAAAGGCGCGCTGGGTATTCCTGAGCTTCAGGGCTGTGTCGTTAGCCTGAGAACGCAGCCTGTCGAAAGACGATGCGCTTTTTTCCAGATCTTTAATGGAAGACTGTGTTTTTTTGAGGGAGTCGGAAAGGCCGCCAATAGCTTTACTGGCGGCACTGACCGGGCGGGTGAGCTTATCAATGGCACTGAAAGCAACGCGAATACTAAGATCCATCGTCGTCATCCTCCTGTTCATGGTTGCCGCTTCTGATGGCCGCCTTCTCGCGCCAGGCCATCAGCTCGCGCAGCTCCATGCCGTACATCTCGGAGGGCGGCCAGTGAAAAATAACTGCAATGTCGGCGATCAGATCGTCAACGTCAGAAAATACCGCCTCTCTTATTCGCTCTCCGTCTCCGCCGCGTTCGGTACGGACGGCGCCGGTTTCGTCAAAAAAGGCGTAATCTCTTCGCAGATGGCGGTAAAGTCACCGGTTGCCATAGCGCCAACATCAGAGGTGGTCAGTGATGGTGTGGTGACGCGAGTCAGCAGCGTAGAGACCGCATCGAAATCGAAGTTCAGTACATCAACCAGACGCAGGCCGCGCAGGGAGCCAGCCTGTTTGATATTCTCGTTGATGGTGATAGTAATAATTTCCTGATCGCCGCGCTTAATCGGCTTACTGAGAATAATGGACATAACAGTTTCTCCGGGCGGCACTCTGGCCGCCTTAAAGGTGTGTAAAAAGGGTTATCAGCTGCCGAGACCCAGCGCCGACATAATGCGATCCGGATAGAGATTCTGACCGTTCCGCTTGTAGATAAAGTTCAGCAGGTCGATTTCCAGTAGTGGCTTATCGTCCACCGACAGCTTGTAGTAAGTATTTTTGATGGCGTAGGTGTGGTTGGTGTCATCACCCTGTTTGGCATCACCCGGATCGATTTCGGTGATGCGCCCGCGCATCTCAACTTCCAGCAGTGAGCTGGTACCGCCGCTGTAAATCTCGCCGACAAAGCGCAGGCGCATTTCGTCGATATCACCGCCGTATTTCAGAATTAGCTCTTCGACCACACCGCCAACAACCATTGACGCATCGAGCGCCCCGGAATCCAGACCCAGATCGACAGCCACCGCGCCCACCATACCGCCGCCCTGGTAATCTTCGGTCTTACGGGTCACTTTCGGTAGCGTCACGCTGGGGACTTTGCCGATATGGTTCACGCCGTCCACAAAAACGGTGTACAGCCGGAGTTTTTTCGGAATAGCCACTATTCACCTCCCAGCGATGCAAAAGCGGATTCGTAATACTGATCGGTGAACGTCTGAATCATCGTCAGATCTTCCAGCGGCGGCACCGGGCTGTAGTTGTAGCGAACGATGGCTTTACCCTGACGAATGCCTGTCACCGGGTTATCAACGACGTCATACCAGGTCGCCGCGCCAATCAGCTTGCCCGCCGTGACCAGCGCCTGAAGTTTGGCGTTAATCCCGCTCACCACGTCTTTCACGTTCGCAGGGGTCAGCGGGGTATCCACGGTAGTGAACTGCGCTTCTGCGATGCTGTCTGCCAGAATCTGCGCGGTTCGCGTGTATACCTCGAAAATGAATTCTTCGGTGTCGGTGGTGCGGTTGCCCCAGAAGCGGAAGCCATCGCGCTTAATCAGCGTGGTGATCTCGTTGGCGTTCAGCTCGTTGGCGTCAGAGTCTTCCGCCTGCAACGCCCAGAACACGTCCTTCGCAATCCCCAGCACGTTTTTGACCGGCACGTTAGACAGTGATTTATGCCAGCCCTGCTCGTTGTCGATTAGCGCCCGCAGACCCAGCGCATAAGCCACGGCCGGGAATTCTTCATTCACACCGGTCAGCGGGTTATAGGCGATGAAGTTCGGCCAGATCAGCATGCCTTCGCGTTCCGCAAACGTCTCGCGGTAGGTTTTCGCCTCCGCAATGGTGTCGCAGCCGTCGCAGTAGCTGTATGAGAACGCCCGCAGCTGCTTCGCGATAACCCGCAGCTGGGCGGTCACCTCGGCGGTGTCGTACTCCGGAATGCCGAGAATGCGTGGACGATAGCCGGTTTTCTGCTCCGCCGTCAGAAAGGCAAACATACCCGTGTAACTGCCGTCCGCCTGCGTGCCGCCGATAATCAGCTGCGACTGCGTTGGCTTGCCTTCACCGGTCTCAGCTTCGGCAACGCGCACAACGATCACGCGGGTGCTGACCTGGTCGGAAATAGCTTTCAGCGATTTGTAGAGCGAACCGGTTTTACCTGCTTTGCCGAGTACGCTGATAACCCGCGTCACAAGCACCGGAGTGTTAAGTGGGAAGGTGGCGGGGTCGGCGTCTTCGGCTACCGCGACCAGACCAATGACCGTTGAATCAATGTCATTGATCGCGGTCTGGAGGTCGGTATTTTCCTTGACGCGCGCCCCGTGGAAAAAGTTGTCGGTCATACTCTACCGCCATCATGTTGAGTGAGTTCGCGGTCATCTTCGCCGGGATAGCGGGCGCTGTCGTGCATTCAGGGTTGTGACCATTCCGCCACAACAAAAAGCCATCGCCAGTATCGCGCGCGCATGAAACCATCAGCGGCGGAGGTAGATTCATGGCACTGACGACAGACACTATCGACAAAGCAAAAGCGTTACTGGACGAAGGGGCGCAGCGATTCCAGGATTATCAGTCCGAACTGTCGCGCGTACCGGCCTTCAGTATCCTGATGGGCGGCAAAGCACTGACGCAGCTGGATCCGCGCATTATTTCGCTGGAGCTGACCGACAACCGCGGATTTGAGGCCGACGAGCTGACCATTGCTATCGACGACAGCGACGGATTGATCGAGCTGCCGCCGCGTGGTGCTGAGCTATCAGTATCGCTAGGGTGGCAGGGCGAACCACTGGTTTACAAAGGGGTTTACACCGTTGACGAGGTCGCGCATTCAGGGCCGCCGGACAAACTGGAGATCACCGCCCGCAGTGCGGATTTTCGGGACGAGTTCAACGTCAAGCGCGAGGTGTCATGGCATGATGTGACGGTTGAGCGCATCGTGTCAGCCATCGCCCGGCGCTACAAACTGACGCCGGTGATTTCCGAGCAACTGATGAGCGCCGAGATTGACCACGCCGACCAGACCCAGGAAAGCGATATGTCATTTCTGACGAGGATGGCCGACCTGCTGGGGGCCATTGCCACCATCAAAAACGGTAGCCTTCTGTTTATCCTGCCGGGTGGTGGTGTCAGCGCGAACGGCAAAGCCCTGCCGCAGTTTGCGATCACCCGCTCAAGTGGCGACCGGCATTCCTTCCGCATCGCCGACCGTGACGCTTACACCGGCGTGCAGGCGTACTGGCTGGATCTGGAGTTTGGCAAAAAGAAAAAAGTCACCGTTAAAGCCCGCAAGAAAAAAACCGAGAAGAAGCCGCGCAGCAGCGCGAGGGAAGGGGATTATATCGCCGGTGAAGACGGTAACGTTTTTGTGCTGCGGACAACGTACAGCAGCGAGACCGCCGCGCAGCGTGCGGCCGCTGCCAAGTGGCAGCAGCTTAAGCGCGGCGCCGCCGAGTTCTCTATGACGCTTGCATATGGCCGCGCTGACTTGTACCCGGAAATGCACGGTACGGTATCAGGCTTCAAAACGGATATTAACAATCAGGACTGGATAATCGCGAAGGCCACGCACACGATTGACGACGGAGCATTTAAAACGCAGCTGGAGCTTGAAGCAAAAATACCTGAATGGATTGCAGAAAGTGAGGGTTAGCGGCCATAATATGACCGAGTTCAACTCCCGCCCGGGAGGCCATCATGTTCAAGTGTCCCATTTGCGGTGCCGTTGCCAAAACGCGCACCAGTCGCCCTTTGAGTAATACCACTGTTCGGCATTATCACCAGTGCCAGAACTTTGAATGCAGCATTACATTTACCACCCTGAATAGCGTTGAAAAGCTGGTCACGAAACGAGGTCATCGCGAAAAGTTGCCGCCTGGATTCATCCCCTCAGATGCATTCCCATCTTCCCACTATGGCGACGCGCAATTAAGCCTCGCCGTATAAAAAAGCCCCGCATCTGCGGGGCTTGGTTTTAAATCATCAAAAGAAGTTAAAATGCATGGGTATACGATGCGATGACTAACTCAGAACCATCACCTTTTGCTCGCCCCGCCTCATTGCAAGAAGATCTAGGGTTCTCAAGAACAAACCCGCTATGAGCGTATCTATTTAACACCCGCACTTCTTTTGTATTTTTTAGGTACGTAGTTTTTTGGGGGTTAAGCCAAATAGGGCCACACACACCCATTCGAATTACGGAATTATAGATTTGCGTAGTAACGCTATCCTCATTCATTACAAGCGTAACAACACCTGAATTACTTTCAATAGACAGCGGATTCCAGGGCTTAAGAGACTTCTGTAAAACAGCTTCGTTAGAGGCTTGCGCTGCGACGCTGGCAGATACCAGCAACAGCGAGAGAACTAGTTTTTTCAT